GGTGGCCATTACACGGATGAGGTCTATGAATATTGCCAGGAACGTAAATATATGCAACGTTTTGCTATTCGCGGGGCTCATGAATTCGGCATACCGTTGTTGAATAAGTTTGAAAAAGCAAAGAACCATTCGGGGCTGACATTGATTTCCCTGGGCGTCAATGACGGGAAAGAATACATCCTCCAGCGCCTGAAGACCGTAACAGAGAAAGGCCCTAAGTACATGCATTTTCCTGATGCGGATGAACGTGGCTATGATCAGCGGTATTTCCGTGGCCTTCTCGCTGAAAAAATCGTACTTGAAAAGCATAGAGGACGACTTATCAAGAAATGGAAGAATGTAGCACCTGATGGCCGAAATGAACCAATTGACCTGCAGGTATATAATCTCGCATGTATGCGGTCACTAAAACCGAATTGGGATGCATACGAAGAGGCCATTAACGATGTAAAGCCAGAGCCCAAGAAAACAGAGCGGAAACGACAATATGGATGCGTCAGAGAGGGGGTAGTTGTATGAGCGATACTGTACAGCAGGCCAGATTGCGGGCACTGCTGGAAGCAGAGAAGAAAGTACTCAAAGCGCAGGAATGGCAGGACGGAACAATTAAAAGCAGACGGGCTGATTACCAGCAAATCCGTAATTCCATTGATGAGCTCCGCGCCGCCGGCGTGACATTGCCGGAAGAAACGGCGGGAAGCACAGGAGCCGCCTCTGCATCACGTACTAAGCGGATTGTGTTGTTAGATTGAGAGGTAAAGACATGGGAAAAAAGAAACGCAAGCACAGTAAAATGGCAAGAATGCCGACAGACAAGGTACATGTTGTCAGGAACATCAGGAATACCGGCTATTCTGAAAATGGCGCATCTTTCCGAAAAGGTAGCCTGGCAGCCTGGAACCCTGTAAAATCGTCTCCACAGTCAGATATTGATATCAATCTGGGCGTCCTGCGTGGCCGGTCATCTGATTTGGTACTGGGTACGCCAGTAGCTTCGGCCGCCATCAACACATCCAGAACAAATATCATTGGTGCCGGGCTGAAGGTAGCACCCAGGCCGGCGTACAAGCTGTTGGGCATCACAGCAGAACAGGCCGAGGAATGGAGCCGGAGAACAAAAGCCGAGTTTAATTTGTGGGCATCCTCGACAAAATGTGACATTTATGGCCGGAACAACTTTTATGATATGCAGGATATTGCCTACATGGGCTATGCAGTGGACGGCGATTCCTTTGCTTTGTTCAAATGGCGTGAAGCCGATGCGCTGATGCCTTATTCTCTGCGTATTCAGCTAGTGGAAGCGGCCAGGGTAAGCAATCCATGGGCTATCAACATTGATGGCATCATGTTGCCCGGTTCTGTTGTTATGCATAATACGGAAAATGGCAACCGGATTATAAATGGCGTAGAAGTCGATGATGACGGCAAGGTGATAGCGTACTATATCTCGAACCGATACCAGTACGATCCGGCCAACATGTATGAACCGCCGAAATGGGGCAGAGTCAGCGCAATCGGAACGCAGACCGGGATGCCGAATATTATTCAGGTCTGCCATGATGAACGGGCCGAGCAATACCGGGGCGTCCCGAAATTAGCGCCGGTCATTGAAACAATCAAGCAGACAGGACGCTATACCAATGCAGAACTGACTGCCGCCATCATCAAGGCTTATTTCACGATGTTCATCAAAGAAACGACTGACCATGAAACAGGGGATATCCCGATTGCCGATGCTCTGAACGGAGAAGAAAAATTTCCGGCATTGGACCCGAAAAGCATTGCTCTGGGACCGGGGACAGTCAATCTGCTGCCACCTGGCTATGATGTGGCGGCGATTGACCCACAGCGTTCTCTCTCCACCTTCGAGCCATTTGTGAAAGAACTGACCAAGCAGATTGGGGCTTCCTTGGGGATTCCCTATGAAGTGCTGATGAAATCATTCAACTCCAGCTATACAGCCAGCCGTGCGGCACTACTGCAGGCATGGTCGGAATTCAAGATGCGCCGTACATGGTTTTCCCGCGATTTCTGTCAGCCGATTTATGAAACCTGGCTGACGGAAGCCATTGTCCTGGGGCGGATTTCTGCGCCTGGATTCTTTACGGATCCGGTGAAGCGGGCGGCATGGTGCAACAGTGAATGGTTTGGGCCTGTTATGGGCGTACTGGATCCGGTCAAGGAAGCACAGAGCGCGCAGCTCAGAATCCTGTTTGGCCTGAGTACAAGAGAAAAAGAATCGGCGGAAATGACAGGTACGAGCTGGGATGAAAACGTAGAACGCCTGGCAATCGAAAATAAACGGCTCGAAGAACACGATATTCCTAAATATCCGGCTGTAAATGGCAATGGACAGCAGGAAAATGCGGATGAAAACGAAGAATAACAAGTAACCATGACGGAAAGGAGAACGATGTAGTGAAATTCTGGAATTTCAAGCCAAGTGAAACAGAACCGGATGCAGTAGAATTACGGATTGACGGAGATCTGATTGATGATGATGATGCCTGGATTTATGAATGGATGGGTATTCAGTCGGCCTCGCCTAATGCATTCCGGAAAGAGCTGAACGCCTATGCCGGTCAGTCGATTTCCGTAACAATCGACAGCTATGGTGGCAGCGTATATGCCGGAATCGGCATATATAACGCGCTGATGGAGCATCGCAGAAAAGGTGGCCATGTCAATACTATCGGAGATTCCAAGGTTATGAGTGCGGCTACTATTGTATTCATGGCTGGAGAACAGCGTAAGATGACTCCAGGGTGCATATTCATGGTGCATAATCCACTGACAGCCGCCAGCGGCTATGCTTCCGACATGCGGAAAGCTGCAGATGTCCTGGATGAAGTCAAGGAAACCATCTTGAATGTCTATGAATTAACGACAGGACGCTCCCGAGATGAATTGTCTGCACTCATGGACGAAGAAACATACATGAGTACAAAGAGAGCCATTGAAGAAGGGTTCGCTACGGAAGAACTCTATGCAGATGTAACTAATACAGGGAACAAAGACATTGATTTCAACCATCAGCGGTTCAGGAATTTTGCATCGAATGATGTGAAGAATATTTTAAAAGCCCTGCAATTGAAGCAGGATGCAGAAGGAGGAAATGACAAGATGAAAAATGACCAGATTCCGGAAATTACCAACGTAGCCGAATTAGAAACGGTTTACGGCAGCTTGGTAAAACAGGTACGTGACGATGCAGTTAACGCCGAAAGAGCCAGAATGAGTGCCCTGGATGCTCTGGACGATGGTTCGGCACAGGTTCACAAGATTGTTATGCATGCCAAGGAAACAGGCCAGACTGCAGATGACGTAAAATTCTTTGTCGATACGGCCAAAGAAACAGGCGTCCAGGTTAAAACAGAACCAGAAGACAAAGCAGGCCAGTTGTTCATGGATAAGCTCATCAAAGACAACATGAATAGTGGCGTCAACGATGTAAAAGGCAGCATCGTTGATTCTATGGCCGGTGATGCGGCAGAACGTGAACAGTTTTTGGCAGCACTCAATAAAGCGGTTAAAGGAGGCAGAAAATAATGGCAGAATTAGTACAGGATGTAAGCAAACAGAATTATGACGGTCTGATTGGCGGTACGTATCCGCATATCATCACAGGCAGTGTGACACTGGCTGCCGGCTCCGGCCAGCTAAAACGCGGTACAGTACTGGGCAAGGTTACGGCAAGTGGCAATTATACTATTGCCGACAGCTCCAAAACGGATGGTTCCCAGATTGGCTCGGCTATCCTGATTAACGATACCGATGCAACGGAAGCCGTTAAGGCAGAAGTTTATCTGACAGGCATGTTCAATACCGAAAAGCTCACATTTGGCGGTTCGGATACTCGCGAAAAGCAGGAAGACAACCTGCGTAACTATGGCATTTATCTCACAACATTGAAATAAAGGGAGGTAGTAGAAAATGGCAATTGATTACACTAGCACCTATGAATTACTGGTCGCAGTTGAACGCATGTTCAGACCGACCAC